AGTGGGTTCCACAACAATACTTCGGTAGGTCTTTGCGTTCTTAGGGACGAAATCCAACTTACCCAGTGATACAATGAAAGGATAAGTGCCACATAAATAGCCTTCCTCGTCAATGCGTTCTGAGATCTGATGGCAGTCAAGCCACGGCAGAAACTCGCGAACAACAGACGGAAAAGACCAGTGACGGAGGAGCTCGTAACTACACCTAGGCGTTTGTGAAAACTTCCTCTGCGGGTTCGCCTCCCGCTTTCTTATAGAGGTCGTAGAGCCAGGCCCGAAGCGGAACTTAAAGGATTCAATTGGCGGCATCGTCCCTAGTATACGGGATATTTTCTTACGCGCTGCATACAATATGCGCGTGTAACGGGGCAAGAAGTTAAGTTGCCCCCCTGCAACTAGGAGAAAGAGCCGATTTGTTTCCTTACAAGCAGCTTCGGATGCGAGAAAACTGTCGAGAGCCCTCTGTCTTTTAGAAGAGGGATCACCCAGGAAGTTGAGCTTCTGGTAGAAAGCCAGGGCTTGCCTGCAGTGAATGAGCTGAGATACGTCCCAGTCCACTCTATTTAACGGCAGTTCATACGCAACAAGAGCGGCGAAATCGTCCTTCTGAATCAAAGAGGCGATTTCCTCACCGAACTTGCCGCCCTCAAGGGCATGTGCGAGGCTTAGATCCTTCAGCAATGAAAGGGTGCTTTCCTCGGTCAACTTTTCATCCCACGTACTAAAGTACATAATTTCCTCCTAAAGGGAGAGATTGGAGATTTAGCTGGTTGAAACCAGCACTACAACGAGTATCCAAACCAGCAAAACTACAAAGTGATTGTAAGACATATCACGATGCAGCAATAAGCTGGTCGATCAGTTCCGGAATGAAACCCGTCGTGACCGGAGTCACTGATGTACTCACGTTCCCTGCTAGGTTAGTAGTCAGTTGGCGACAAAGTCGTCTACTGGCCACAGTCGAGCGTGGATGGTGGAACCCAGTGATTACTTGTGTATCGATGTAGGCGACCTTCGGGGCGGCAGTATAGCCAGACGAATTCTGACCGGCTACAGCTTCCATTACAGGAATCTCGACCCGAACTTCAGACCGCCAGACACCAGAAGACATCTTCTTGAGGGTTAATTTCAACCGAACCTGGGCCTCGTTGGGGAGCGTCAGGATAGATTCGCGCCATTCGGCGACCATTCCATCTTTGACGTCCTTAGCAACACCCATAGGTACAAGAGTATGTGCAACTGGAGGCGTGGCACCGTCGTAAACGGTGATGTTCGTCTGATTCGACATTATAGTGTTCCTTAAAGTCAGTCACGAAGATAGGTCTCCGTAGACCGAGTCCGCTGCCACACAAGCGCAGCGGCGTT